TCAGACGGAGCGTGATGAGCGGGACGCCTCCTGCTCCAGGCTGGCGTATCGATTCCTGACCAGTGTATGCAGCAAAGTTTCGATGACTGAACTAAGTAGTTCAGCGGTCTCCTTTTCTAAGCCCTGAACATAACCAGACCGGTGACCATAGGCACGGTCTGGTAGATTATGGCCAAGCTGAATGAGCGTTTGCACGGTGCCGTCTATATGGCCTTCAATATAGACAGAATGCTCATCCAGTATATGATCAGCCTCAACGCCTGGTGCGTCCCAGTGAAGGTCATAAAGCTTGCCTTTCTTTTCTATATATACCTTGGGTAAGGCTTGCTCTAAGGTGTAGTCCATGACTGGCTCCAACATGTTCTGAAGGAGCCAATCTACAACAAACGGTTTAATGCTACCAATTCCAGATCAGCAGCTCTTTAGCTTGCTTGTTCTTGTGGTTTCCACCAACCGTGTAATTGATGTTTAAAGGCTTATTTGAGAGGCCTTTAAATACCTTTCTAATGGTGTCGTGGTCGTTGATGCTGATCAGCATTTTGCCCTGGATGGTTCTGGCCAGTTCGGCCATGGCCTCATACTGCTCCAAGTCGAAGTCTTGGCCATAACCTGCGGTCTCGTAGTATGGCGGATCGAGATAGAACAGCGTGTTTGGTCGATCATATTTTTGGATGCAGCGGTGCCAGTCCAGGTTCTCGACATTGGTTCTGGCCAGGCGAAGGTGAGCGGCGCTCAGGTCTTCCTCGATGCGAAGCAGGTTCAGCCTGGGTGGACTGGTGGCAGCTGTGCCAAAGTTCTGGCCATCAACTTTTCCACCGAAGGCAAGTTTCTGCAGGTAGTAGAACCGGGCTGCACGCTGGATATCGGTGAGAGTTTCAGGCGCTTTGGCTTTCTCCCATTCAAACAATTGCCTGCTGGATAAAGCCCATTTGAATTGCCTAACGAACTCTTCCAGGTGATGCTGAACAACGCGGTAGAGGTTAATCAGTTCACCGTTGATGTCGTTCAGCACTTCGACCTTTGATGGTTCCTTTTTGTAGAAAAGCGCTGCCCCGCCAGCGAACACTTCAACGTAACATTGGTGCTCCGGGAACAGGGGCAGGATGTCTTTTGCGAGGCGGGTTTTACCGCCCATCCAGGGGATTATCGGTTTGGCCATGTGTTTCCTCTTCAGCATTGGCACTCGATGGTGCTTGATTAAGAGGCTCGACGGCCTTCAGATTGTTCAGTGTCTTACAGCGCGGACACTTAATTTCGATTTGTACATATTCGGCTTTAGCCAGTAAGCGGCTGCAGCCACCACATCTAACTTCATTCATGTGAGCCTCTTGGGTTTGTGCTAGGCTGGCCCGGCTGCGTCGACGCGGCGGGATGGCCTTGGTTGGCTCACAGGGTGTATGCCTGTGGGTTGACGGCCCGGTGGTGTTGCCGCACTACCGGGTCGCTATCTCTTCCTCTAATTCAGTATTTGCTCCAGTGATTTGTACGGGCCGCCTTCAAACTGAAAGCGACCGAACAAACGAACCAGACCATAAAAGGTCACCGCTTCAATAGCCGCCGACAGCTGCAGCGACCAGTGGAGTCGTTTCACGTCACGCAGCATGGCTTTATAAAAGCCTCGATCAGCAGCCAGACGATCCTTATCATCACCGCCGCGACGATAGTTAAAGTCATGATGCCGGCAGCTGGCTTCAAAGAACCAGCCAAACAGCAAGCGAGTTAGCCATTCTGGCAGCCAATCAGGACCACAGCCGTTACCGAATTCTGCTTGCTGCTGTGGCGTCAGGTCTGACCAGGCTATTTTTGCTTGCCCCGACATCAGCTGTAATCCACCACGATGGCATCGATATCCGCCTTGGTGACATCCGTCTGCTGCGGGTCTTCGTGCTGGGTTTTCAGTGCATACAGCTGATCTTCAAAGTGCTGCTTTTTACCGATAGCAGGACCGGCGACTGCTTTGTAGGTATTGGCATTGTCGAGAATGCGCTGCACCAGTGTTGCCTTGTCTACCGTTGGACGATTGGCCAGCAAGCCATCAATGAAAGGCGTCGGTGAATTGCTGTCAGCCTGGTAGGCTTTGGCCTCGGCTTCCTGCGTCGGGAAGCTGGCAATGTCTTCATCGGTGTAGATACCGGTGATGGGTGACATAGCCGCTTTGAATTTTTGAGTGATTTCACTCTGCTTGTTATTGAATAACTCATCAATGGTGAGCGATGAATCGATCACTGACTGGACTTCAGACTCATCGATTTCGATCATGTCAGAAGTGATGAGATGGTCTTGCGAGCCATTAGATTCGAAGGCGAAGACTTTACCCTGTTTGTTTTTAAAATATTTCATTATCTTAACTCCGCCCAAGTTCTGAGAATTGTTGCAGTTGCTGAATAATTACTCCCATCTGGCACTATGAAGGAAACAGTAGAAACTTCGTTTGCAGTGCCATCAAATTCAGCTACTTTTATCCCATCAACAACCGCGGTTTGACCTGCTGACTGAGCGTCTGCCTCGATTGAAACAAAGATTGGCTTACCGGTTGAATTAGTATAAGTGATGCCTGAACTTCGTGACGCGAGCACATCTTGCCACGACTGGTCATCACCAAGTCCTTTATCTATTGGATCGATATCCACAAACATCACCGTGGCTGACTTGGCCAGACCGACGACCACCTTCTCTGAGGGCGCTGTCGTGGTAATCGCCCCAGCCGTACTGCCAGAAAGGTAATACTTTGAACCCGCCGTCAGGCCAGAGAACAAGGCCGAACGGCCAAAGGCTTCGACCAGGCTGTTGGTGACATCGGCAAAGCCGACCATTTTCTGTTTATCGGTACCGTCAGCAATGGCCCGGTCATAGCGGCTGTTGGCGTTGTCCCAGTAGACGGCATCGCCATCAGCCACGGATGGCCCGAAAGTGACATCTTCGAGACGGACAACGTGGTTGGTGGCTGAGACCAAATTCAAAACGGCCTGGGTGATAGCGCTAAGGTTGCTGTCATCTGGGGCCACTCCTCCTGCAACAATTAAATTGCGCAGTGATTCTCCGACTTTGTAGTACCAGAATGGGCCAGGATTAGTCGCCGGAACACCTGAGCCGGGGTTGCCTTCAGTGGGATAGCCCGTTGAAGGTGCGGCTGGTGCATCAGGCGGTGAAGCCGCTGCACCAGATTTGTAATTACGTGGATCCATCTATTAGCCTCCGTATGCAAAGATGACTTGTGTTTGTGCGGGTTTGAGTCGGTTGATACTGCACTCCAGGCGCTCATTGCCCCAGCTGGCCAGTGGCGTGTTGACGTCGCTATTCACCGTGAGATAGTTAACTGTGTTCTCGGGTGCGTTGACCTGCCAGGCAAACCACCAATCATCGCCATAGATTGGTGTGTCGACAGAGTCATTGACTGTGTATGGCTTGAACTCGGTAATCGTGATTTCATAGCCCAGTGATGCAGCCAGATCGATGAAGAACTGTCGCGACTGACCACCGGTACTGGTGACCTTGGCATAGAGCGTTTCTAGGCGCTGCTCAAGCGTTAAACCAGAACCTACGCAAGGGTCTGGAAGACCGAATGCTCTCTCCCAGTCGGGCAGCATTTCATAAGTGGTGCGTGGGTCTGCCTCTTCAATCAGCGCATCCTCTCTGGCATCGACTCTGGCGAGTTCTTCAGCCAGCGCATGCAGAAGCCGACCCAGATCATTGTTGACAGAATCGACCCAGGCGATGCCACGAGGCAGCAGCGACTTCAGCAGGCTGAGATATTGCTGTGTCTTCACTGCCATGTGATGGTCCCCATGACTGCCATCTCACCGGTGTTGTGGGTGATATCAGCAACGGGACTGACCAGTGCGTGGTCTGTTTCACCGGCAGCGATGCTTATGGCTTCACGGATATGACTGATCAGGATAGTGCCGCCTGGCTCTGCTTCACGACGCAGCAGATCTTCAATTTCAGCCTCGACTGCAGCCTGAACCGTGGTGGTATTGGGCGTCAGTTCGATGGTGAGATCCAGCTCTACTGGTGTAGGTGCCACGACTGTCAGGTCTGCTGTTACCGGGCGAACGGTGTCGATATAGTCCTGGACTGCCTGAATCTCAGCCGCGTCAGGAATAATGCTGGCGTCATCATCACGAACAAATCGCACGGTGACTGTGCCGTCGCCCAGTTCTTTAGGGAAGACCCAGGCACGGGTGACACCGGGCACTTCCAAAGCCCAGGCTTCATAGTCCTGTTTAGCGCCACCATGAGGTGGTCTCTGAATACGGGTTAATACCCTGGCGCGCCAGGCTTCCAGTGACTCGATATCGGCACCATTAGTCAGACCGTTGGCATCAACGGTTGCCTGGCCATCGACACCGGGTATCGTTTCAACTGCTGTCAGCGTAACGCCGGCAGACGCATTGCCATTTGCGCCGGCATCGACCGCAGTTAAAGCCAGCGTGGCGGTACCGCCGCTGAGAGTGACTTCTTCATCAACTGAATATTCAACGCCATCACTACGCTGCCACAGACTGCCCGCCTCGATGACTGAGCCGTTGGTACCGGTTACATCGGCATTACCGATGGCGAACTCTGCCGCCTTTCTGGGTACCTTCCAAATTGATGCGTGGCGCGGGAAATGGTCCTCATCTGCGGTATCTGGCAGGTATTGTTTGGACTTGTATTCCTGGTAGCCATAGAGGCCATGAATGACGCCGGCCACAATACGGCCCAGGATGCCGAACAATGAACGCCGCAGCCGTGGCTCTGTGCCCGGCGCACGACTGTCGATATCATTGGTGATTCGTTCATTAAGCTCGGTTAATGAAGGCCGGTTAAACGCCATTTAAAGCCTCCCAAAGGTAATCAAAATTGACGCTGTCGCCGTCAGGTTTATCAATCGCGATATCCAGCTTGAGCCAGCCGCGACGAGGATTCGTTGCCGTCACCGTTACGCTGCTGGCAATGCCGTCTTCAATCAGCCACTCAAGTGCCTCGTAGGCGTATTCTTCAGCGCGTCTCAGCACGTTGGTGGTTTGTTTTTCACGGCTCAGCAGCCAGAGCCTGGAACCGATTTTGTCGTGGGTTTCACCAGACAGTGCATCAGCCCACCAGCCACGACGATCCTGAGATTCGTCAGGAATGACGTCGTCGGTTTCGGCCAGTCGGTCAGTGAACAGCGATAAAACGATAGCTGTCTGCAGGCTGTTTTCAGCTGTCATCTCAGCAGCACTGGTTGCCAGGTCGAACTGGGGCAACTTGCCCGGTGCGGTGGTCATTTGCATCACGAAGTCGGTCATGAACCCATCTCCTGATTCGGTGTGCCGGTGGTGCCGCCACTGTCTCCTGGATGGTTATGGCCATTGAATGTGCTACGCATGCCCGCCATGCTCTGACCGGTGGTGTCGACGTTGTCGGTGATATCACCGGTGACATCGAGCTTGCCCTCGATACGAAACAGCGGCACCTTGGCGGTGATCTTGGTATTGGCGATCAAGTCCATCAGGCCGCCTTGTTTCAGGTGAACCAGCTGGCCCTGGTTGTCGTAGAGTGCAACTTCGCCTGGCTTGAGATTGACCTGACGATAACGTTTGTCATCCATTTTGATACAGACATAACCATTGGTTTTGCCGCCGATGGCCACGACCACACCTTTTGCACCTGGCAGCGGCACCGAGGTGATGCCATAGTCCTGAATACGAGGCACTTCAACGACTTCACCGGACAGGGTTTCCACCTGAACCGTCTGGATAGAATCGGCATCATTGACCCGATTAAGCGTGCAAACCCGGACCACTTGCTGCAGGCCTCGACGCAGGGGTGAAAGAACGCGCTGCAGTTTTCTCACCACAGGCCTCCTTCGTCACCCGGTTCCGGCAACTCTTGAAGTGCATAGGCTTCGGGAAGCGCTAGTGACAGTTCTGCTCTGAGACCTTTCTCATCGACAATATAAGTCACGGCCACAATAAGCAGATCACGCTGAATCTTGAGATAGTGGTCTTTAACCGGTACCAGGACATTCGGCTCTAAGAGTTGGCCATTCAGATACCAGCTATGGATGGTGTAGTTGACTGTCTGGCTTTTGGCTGCAGACACATTGCGGTGCCAGACGGCACGGTCTTTACAGCCAGCGATATCGAGACCGTCTTCTGCCAGGATCACTTTAGGCCGATACCGGCTTACGCCGGCATCCTTGACTGTATGTGAGACCGACGTGCTGTTATCAGTGAAAGCACTTTCGGTACCGGCTTGGCCTTTGACCGTGTACTTGCTGAAACGATCACGGAGTGAACGACGGCCAGAAGCCTGCTTGATGTTGACGCCCAACTCCAGCTGACCAGAGAGTCGTTGCTGTCCAGCCCGGCCTATCACCAGGCCGCCTTTGCCATCCGACATTAGCAAGACACCACGGATCCGGGCAGCCGACTCGATGACATCAAAAACGGTCTCGCCTTCGTCAGACTTCATGCGCTGGAATGGCTTGCTGACATCAGATGTGGCGCGAACTGAAATGCCAAATGGTTTACACAGTTCCTGAGCACCTCTTAGCAAATCACGCCCAGCCCACTGGAATGAAGGTGCGCTGCAGTCGACCAGATCACCTGTTATGTCACGCCCCTGGACTTCGATGCCATGACTCTGCTCATCATATGAAGTCGTTGCTTCATCAACATAGCCAGTGATAACGGTGCGGCCATCGATGCCGATCGAACAGGCTGCGCCTTCAGTTATCGGCCTGGGCGCAGCGTCATCAGACCAGCGGTCTGTCAGGCCCAGCGTGAACTCATTGGCAACCTGGGTAATTCCTCGCTGTATCCGGGTTTCTTTCCAGCCATACCAGTTTTGTCCGGAGACGGTCAGTGAAACATCATGCATTGAGCACCTCCAATGCATTGCCGCCACGGATAAAGCCTGGATGGCTGATATTGTTTCTGGCCACGATGTCCTGATCGCGAAGTGCATCCTGGTAAAGTGAGTGAGCAATGACCAATGCCGGCAGCGTCGCTTTAGGCGTGTAGTTTCTAACCTGTTTGAGCTTGGCGGCCCGGTCGGTCAGATCACGCACCATGTCTGAACGAAGATCCTGCAGCGCGATGTATGTTTCATCATCAGCTGTCAGCATTTCGGTGTCGAGGTCCTCAGCCAACTCATCACGGACTGCAATCGCACTAAGCTGAGAATCATAGTCCTGCTCGCTGGATTGACGTGTGGCTTCGACCAGGGAAACGCGACGCACCAGGTTAACGATGGCTTTTTGATTTTTGGCTTGTTGGATCCGGCTGGGTGTTGATGTTGGTACCGGCAATAAATCATTACCGAAACCTGACAAGATCCGATAATCTGCCAGACCAGACAGTGATGACATGGCACCGACAAATCTGCTGGCGATTTGATCAGGCAAAGTGACGTAATCACTGATCACGCCCTCCAGCATAGATAGCTTGCTCAGCGTTTCATCAAGATCAGTGAGCACCGTTCTCAATGAATCAGTCACCCAGCCCGGCAACCCCTCAGTGACATACTCAGACTCAAAACTCTGCTGGACAACACCTAGCGCGTTATCTGAGCTGGCTGCGACTTTCTGCCGAGTGTCGATGGTGGCCAGCGGTCTTGGTTCTTCGCCAGCCTCGACAAAGACCATCGAAAACTGTGCCCAACCACCTTCTCTATTGGACTCACGAACACGCGGCTCACCCAAGACCTGGACACGCACTTGACCATAGTAGCGATGAACCAGTGTGCCAGGGCCTTGTTTCTCTAATGCCTCGATGAGCTTGTCACGCTGAACCATATAATCAGCGCCAATGACATAGCCCTCAATATTGTAGGTCCGGGCTTTACGACCGAGATCTTCAACATAAGGCTTATCGCGGAGCGGGAATTCATGCAGCTGTGCCCGGCGGCCAAAGGACATATCATGCGAAGCCACTTTGAACTCAACGCCACGGAATGAGGCTGGCTGTAATTGGTCTCTCCAGGTCATGGCATCACCACGCCGGTATCCACGCTGATGTCCATCTCATCACTCTGGATGGACTTCACCTGGACTCGCTTGTCAGTGACTTCAATCTGCAGCGAGCCGCGCATTTGTTGCTGTGCATTTCGCTCGGCTGCGAGCGCTGCCTGAGCGTTATCGTTACCGAAAAACGCCAGTGCCTTGGCAATGGAGCGACCGATCACGTCTGCGGAGTCGGTACCGGCCAGGGCATTGTCATAAATCAGCTTGCCGGTACCATAACCGGCAGCACCGGCACCCAGAACAGCACCACCTGCGAGCGCCGTCGCACCCATGCCAAGCTTGGAAATGTCTTTGACGTTTCGCATGGCCCGGACTGATTCCCAGCGGCCCAGCTTTCTAGCGGGCTTGAAACCGCCTTTTTTACCAGCCCCGACGCCGCCCATGCCTTTGCCGCCTTGCATATTGACGACATAGACCGGGGTAACACCATCCATCATTCCGCCGAGACCGGTACCACCGCTGCCTTTGGATTTGCCACCTTTGACCATGTCATAGATGCCCTTGCCACCTCTCAGCACCTTTGATCCTATAATCAAACCGCCAAGACCTACTGCTCCATAGGCAGCTCCTTTGATTAACTTGTTGACAGTTTCTGGGTCAAGTTTGTTAATAGCATCAGCAAGTTCTTGTATCGGCTCTGCCAAGTTATCATCAGCAAACCGCTTGTAGGCAATGTAGAGGCTGTTTAGTGACGCTGATGCTGTTTCAGCGTTGGTGGCGGCGTCTTTCATGATTTCGGACCCGTCGCCTTGAACTTCGTTGAATTTATCCATAAAACTCAAGTCGCCAGATTGTTGATACTGGGATGCCAAGAACTTGAGTGGTCTTATAGCCTCATCACCAAAGACGGTCTGTATCTTTTCGATGTCTCCGTTCGTTTTAACTATAATTTCTTTAACAATATCAATAGCTGAACGTGCAACTTTTTTACCCGTTCGCTGTTGTTCCTCTAAGTCCCATATTTCAATACCATTCTTACGGAGATCACCAGATTTCGAGATCATTTCACTTAACAGTCTCTCGTAAGCTGTAGCGGCTTTTGCTGGCTCACCTGTTGCCTTTTGAGCAATCTGCAACAGTGTGCCCATTTCTCTGACAGCAGCCGGCCCAGTTCTGCCTAATGCAGAATAGGCTGAAGTGGCCATAGCGCCATGTTGGGCCAGATTCGCTAGCGTAAATGCACCCATTTCACCCTGCCGAACCAAAACATCAAGAGATTCCATGATGGCTTTCGGTCCTTTAACATCCATTTTCTCAGACAGATCAGCTAACAGTGCCCCCATATCCTCACCGGCAGCACCTGAGGCCCGCATTGCTAGACCGATATTGCGGATATTGGCTTCAACAAGATCCAGATCACCGACTTTCTCAACTGTCTTTTCAACACCAGCCAGCAATTCGTCGGGAGACAAACGAATATTTGGATCGTTAGCAGTGTCAAGAAGCAGTTTCCTGAGCTGATTTACTTCTTCTTTTGATTTGTTAGCTTGCGTGCCTAACTGTGTTAAACGAGCATCAAACTCAAGCACCCCCTTGAAAGCCATCCCTACACCGGCACCTGTTAGAACAGCCGTGTATTTATTTCCCAGCCGATCTAAACCGCGCCCGAGACTGGCCGTACTGCGCTGCAGAGTGCTCATCTGTCTCTGGCCCGTTTTGCTGAAGCGAGTCCAGTTCCTTTCGTATTGACGCATCTGGCGGCTAAAGTTGCCGCCAGCGTCAATGTTAATTTTGGTATTCAGTTCAGCCATGCATCAGCCTTAAAAAGTGCCTCAGTGGTTTCTTGGTCAAATAGTCAATCGGTGTCTGGTGCACCCTTGCGAAGGCTAGCGTCAGTGCTTCCAGCTTGCTCGCCTGACGCAGCAGTCTCTCCCCGCTGTTGCAACTCACCATCCAACGCGCTATCAAGCGCATTGATGACTTGCATCATTTGCTCGTAGTCATCGATATCGAACTGATCGAGGATCTTGCGATTGACGGTGATGTCGGTGTCGTCCAGCTTCACGATCTGACGCATCAGGCAGTTCACCCCCATCAGGGTCGGACTCGACAGCAACTGAAAGCCCTGTTCGGTCAGAACAGGGCGCTCAGCTTCCAAGCCGGCCTCAATCAAATCACCTGGCGTCAGTTCCCGGATGGTCACGGTCTGATACGTGGTGTCACCAATCTTGACCGGGTGCTGCAGATCGAATGTCATTTCTGCCATCAGACTTCCTCTACGTTCACGCCTTCGTAGGTCAGCGGGATCGTGCCTTCCTGGCTGTTCAGCTCAGGCGGCGCGGTTAACCAGGACGGCGACATGATGTAGGTGCGGCCCGTATCCGTCTCGAAGGTGATGGATACATCAGTCGCATCGGCCAGTTCCTTCAGACTGACTTCCTTGTCATGACTGATGGTCAATGAGACTGATGGTGCAACCACCGCCTCTTTGTACCCGTGCACACCGTCATCGCCGAGTTGTGATTCACGGTTAAAACCACCCAGATTAAGCGTGGCACCAGGGCGTGATTTCAACCGAGAGCCGTTGATTGAAATAAAGGCGCGGCCAGTAATTTGAGACATAGTTATTACTCCTATAAAGCTGAATTAAATGGCCTATAAACGGAACTGAATGGCCGCCGCAAACACACGGAACTGGTTGACGATGTCTGGTGGAATGACCGCGTTGACCCGGTTAGGATCACTGTTGCTGCGAACAACCAGGAGGTCAGCTTTGAACTGGTCGAAGTCTTCCACCAGGGCAACGGCCTCCAGCTCACGGAACAGGGCCAGCAATTCAGCGCGGATCAGGCTGGGTGTCACGACCGCCTGACCGGCAGCGAAGCGGGTACCGTCGTCGGCCAGTTTGTAGCGTGGGAAACGCAACGCGATCCGGGCACGGATGGCGTAGCGGATATAGTCCACCGTCCACTTGGTGTTCAGATCCAGGTAACTGATGTCTGCGATACCAAAGGCGTTTTGCTGATAGGTGGTGATGACACGCTCAATGTAGACATTGCCACCCTGATCCACGGTGAATGTGGAGATACCATCCTTCAGCAGCAGGTTCCGCTCTTCTCGAGTGAAGCGGCTTTCTTCAGGCGGTGGCAACAGACCCGGCATGGTCAGTGTCTGGAATGGTCGCGCCGGATCAATAGCACCGTGATACTCAACAATGGAGGCATGCACCGCCGTCCAAATCCATGGTGGTGTTGGGCTATCTGCAACGCCAATCGCAGTGCTGTGGACACTGTTACGGTTGCTGCCCCAGGTGGTCAGTGTGGCATGGGTACCGGACAAGGCCGTAAAGAAATGACCGGTTTTCTGTGCCATCGGCCCCCAGCGTTCGGAGAGTTCAGCTTCAATCGCTGTCAGGGTTGCCGAGTCTGACCAGGGGCAGATGATGGTGTAGTACTGGTCGTCACCAATCGCGCTGATGGCATCCGCAATATCCGGATTACCGGTACCGCCCGACATGTCCACAATGGTGGCTGTGATGCCTGCCGGCGTTTTTTGGCCCTGGTAATAATTGAGACGGATATCGATATCGTTACCGTGCTCACCCTTGTTGCGGGCGGTGATATCCACTTGCTCGGTAGTCACGCCATTCACAGCAGCGGTAACCGGCAAATCAGTTTGCGCGTTGATGGCCGCGACCAGGTTGGTGGCGATATCGGATGCAGCATCGGTGGTGGCCACTGCCGTTTGCACCAGCTGACCGGCGATATAGACATTGAGCGTACCTGCAGCAGTCGGGCTGCCGGCAAAGGTCACCGTTCCAGCCGCCGCGACACCGGCCTCGTTATCATCCAGTGCCACCGCCCAGACATCGCTGTACTTGTTGGCCACCTTCAGGGCTTTCAACATGGCGGCAATGACACTGCCACGACCAAAGGCGTCCTCTGCCTGATCGGCATTCAGAATGCGAGTCGGGATCTGTTGAGATACCGTACCGGTAGACAGCCGATTACCAATGACCAGGATCTTGCGTTCCTGATTCGGCAGACCCTGTACCGCCTTTGAGTTGTCAACTTCGATGAATTGACCAGGTGTACGGATATCAACCGGGATTTCGTTAAATGACACGTTTTCCATTATTCGGCTCCTTTAGTCGATTTGCGTGGTGGCTTGCTGGTAATCACATCACCATCACGTAGACGTCGACGCCAATAGCTGGTGAGTTCAAGTCTTTCACCCTCAGCAGCCAGATAGCCGCCTGCAGGCTTGCGGACTTTCAGGTCCGGCTTGTTGGGTTTCAAAAATTCAATCGGCATTTCGGCTGCTCCTATTGATTAAGGTCGGTCACAGTGTCTTGTGCATCGGGCTGGCTGTCGGTGTAATCAGGCGGCTCCTGGAGCCAGTCCTGATGCTCGGCATCCATTTCATGAGGTGGAATATCGTGTTGTGCATCGAAGGTGATAAAGTCATCCATCGCATCCAGGTCAGCTTCATACAGGAATGGCATCTCCGGCACTTCGAAAGTGATGGCATAAAGCGCTGCGCCGTAAGCTTCCTCAAGCTGGATACTGAACAGATTTGAGACCCGCTTTGCCTTGATGCTGCCGATATCAGCCACCACGCTGTCATGGAGTTGCTTGACCAGGCGACTGACAATTTCATACGCACCAATGGTGGTGGTATCTCCACGCCGGCGTGATTCCCAATCACCCACGTGGCGAACAATCACATAGGCATCAAAGCGGCCATTGACCCTGGCACCGTCTTCATCACTGACAGGACCACCCAGGAAGGTGAAATAAACGGCATCACCGGCATTGATCAGCTTTTTTAACAAGCCGACATTGAGTGCCGAGGGCAAGGAGTCGAGGCGAATTTTCTGCCCGACGACCTTTGCGGATTCGGTCTTCATGTGGTCTTCGACAGCGACTATCGGGTTCATCAGATAAAGCTCTTGTCGTCGCGGTTAAACACGTTGCCACCGGTGCTGATTTTCACGGTGTTCTGGCTGCTGGGTTTTTCACCCTGCTCGCTGACACCGATACTCATTTCACCCTTGCTGATCGCTTTGAGCGACATGACCGCTTTTTCGTAACGGTCTTTCACTTCGTCGGTGCTCAAATCCTCATAGAGATAGAAACGGGTAATCTCGCAGGCAATCCGCAGCAATGAACGTGGTACGGGGTTGATGGGCAGGCTGTATCGGCTACCGAGATAGCTATCAATCAGGCTGTCAGCATCGGCAATGGCTGAAGAGATGACGTCCGTGTCCAGCTGACCCGTGTGCTGCTTATCCGTAAGCTGGATCAGTTCATCCTCTCCATATCGGGTGACCAGGTCTTGTTGAGTGCAATAAGGCATCGTTCAGCTATCCGCTTAACGTTTACAGTTCGTCGACGTTGAACATCGGATCGGCTTCCAGAACGGCAAGCTCGTCATCGCTCAATGCGACTTCAGTGCGACCGGTCCAGACACGACCCAGACGACGGAAACCATCGCGCTTGACGGTGACGCGGTAGCGCGACGAATCGTTCTGCTCAGCCTTTGAATCGGCTTTTGGTTCACTGTCGGTTGTAGTGGTTGTGGTGGTTGTCTGATTTTTGTCAGCGTCAGCACCGTTGCCGCCATCGCCATCACCATCGTCAGAATCAGTGCCGGAACCAGAGCCAGTATTGCCAGACTCACCATTCGATTGAGATTCTGCCTGCTTTTCTTCCTGGTATTTCTTCCAGGCTTCGTCACGCTCTTTGCCGGTGACATTCTCCAGGCCTTCAATCTTCTTCAGATCGTCAACGTTTGGCTTTTTGTCGAATGCCTTCTCGCGAAGTACTGCTAGTAATTTATCCATGATGCGTTCCTTATCTTGGTATCAGGGCGGTGGTTCACCGCCCTGACAAAGGTTCTTTAAAGGCTGGTTAACTACGCGCCGCCAGTGGAGCCGACAGACAGTTGCCAGAAGCCATACACACCGGTGGCACGTGCCTCGGCACCGAACTTGTATTCACGCTTGTTGAATACGTCGTCGTTTTCCATATCCGTCTGGCTGACGAAGACCGGCTTCTTACGCATCTGGATGATGAAAGGCTTCACAGCGTTACGGGTGTGGTGCAGGAACCAGGCTGTGTCTGAAGTAAGACCCGGATTAACCAGTACTTCGGCTGTGCCTTTGTATGGGTTCGGGCTGTCGTCATCCAGCTTGTCGGCATTCACCAGTTTTCGGGCAACGGCTTCCAGGGCAGGTGGCACTTCAAGCAGGTCTGGTACCAGGCGCAGCGGCATACCTTCCGAGTCGGTGAACTTCATCATCGCGGTACGTGCAGCACCGTATGATGCTGCAGCTGCAGCAGCTGTTGACGCACTCAGCGCCACGGTCAGCTTGTTTGATACTGAAGCGCCGTCAACTTCATGGTCGGTGTCGTAGAAGTACTGGCCATCAATACCCTCATTAACAAAGGCATTGTTCTTCAGATCATCCAGGATGATGTCGTGCAGTTCGGCTGCAGAGTCACCGGCCATGTTCGCCTGGGTGTTGTAGATACCCAGGGTGTCGTCCTCGATATCGTTACGGTCCACCGAGATAGTGGTTTCCCAGTCTTCGTTGGTGGCAGTGTATTTGCCAGCCTTCAGGGCTTTAACAAATTTCTCACCGACCCACTTACGCATTTTCGGGAAGCGTTCCAACCAGGCATAGTCTTCCGTCTTGGTGGTGGACGGGACTTCCATCGCCGTACGCTGCCAGTCACCGGTGCGGGCTTTGAGCGCATTATTAAAGATGGTTTTAAGGCCGATAAAGACATCGTTAATGGCTTGCTTATTGATGATGATGCCGCCGAAGGCCAGCATCGGCAGAGCGTCACCCATCACGCCCATATTCAATGAGGCCGGGCCAGTCATCAGGGTGGCGGGCAATGACCAGTCAGCCGCCATGGCGGAGGTCATCATCACCAGTGCGCCGACAATGGTCATCGGCAAGAGAATCAGTTTTTTCATGGTGTCATCCTTATTAATTAATAAACCAGGGAACGATCAGGTGAACTTGACCCAGACGCCATCGGTATCGACATCGACAATCTTGCCTGCCGCGCTTCGGGTGCCTGTACCGTCAGTCGCTGCCACCGTTTGGTCATCCACGATGTAGGCGGTGCCTTCGATATCGGTTCGGTCAATCGAGCCGTCGTTGTCAAATCGGAATGTGCCTTTACGCACATCAACGGCTTTATCGCCTGCAGCGCCGCTGCTGTTGTCGACGTACTGTTCGGCCCGGCCTGCAACTTTCAAGCCGGTGGCGGTTGAGGCTGCGACGGCATCACCAGCAGCGTTGAGCACCACGATGGAACCGGCAAAAATCACGCTGGAGGCCGCCACTGGATGATTGAATGTGTCGCCAAACCGTTGCGGGGTGTTTCGGTCTTGAGTTAACGCTGGCATTAGTTTTCTCCTTTGAGTGATTTGGCGTAATCAGCTGGGTCCATACCCATCTGCGAGCAAACCGCCAGCTGTTGTTCAGACAGAACGGGGTTACCGTCGTCATCGACTTGCTGGGTTTCGGTTTGCTTACGGGTCAGGGCAGCGATGGGCGCGGCGGATTTGAAGTAGGACTTCAACACGTCAATAGGCTGGTCTTTCGCCCATTGCTCCATCGCCGGGGTGAGCTTGCCTTCCGATTTTGCTGCAGCAATCAGCTCGTCCTTGTCGTTACCGTCCAGGCGAGCAGTCAATGCAGCAATCTGCTCGCCTTGCTCTTTGATGACAGTCATCGCAGAGTCCGGCGTGGCAGCGGTGGCTGCTGCAATCGCTTCATCTGCGTCGTCGGCGGTTTTCTTCAAGCCAGTCAGCGCATCACCAATGGCAGACAGAGCAGCGAAACCAGTAGCGTCCTTCAGAGCCAAGGTGGTTGCCATATTGGTGACTTGCTGATTCGCGGCGGTCAGAGCAGCGGTCACCGCTGACTCATCGGCATCAGCTGCCAGGCCAAACATCTGGCGTAACAGCTTTAGGGTCTCCTCGTTCATAGAAGCGTCCTCTTGTAGTGGTTGCGGGAGAAGGGAAGCCGCTGCCAACACATCATCCATGCCATCAATGGCTGGGCTATTGGTTAACGCGACATGGAGTAAATCCAGGACATGGCCCGTTTTCGGGTCATAGGTGAAAACAGGCGAAATGTATTTGTATTCCTTGTTCTCGATGAACTCGCTGGCTTTGGGTGTCCATTCAGGTTTGGAAAGCATCAGACCTTTACCTGGTACCCAGCTCAGGGCAGCAGGCTTACCCCAGCCGGCAGCCGGCGCAGGCTGACCATTCTTGGCGGCCAGCAGAGTCTGGTGTTCATAATCGAAAACGATGTCGTTCTTGCGTGACTGGACTCGCTGAATCAACGCGGCTGCAGACACATCATCGAGATACCAGGGACCTTTCCCCGCCAGGGCACCTCGAGGTGCATCAAATTGACCGGCAGGAAATAACTGGACGGCCCCATCGGAGCCGACCAGTAGTGAGCAGATGGCAAGGGCTACGTTATGCATAGCGACCTTGAGCTGATGATTTCATGGCGAGTCTCCTGTTCGTCGTTTATTTCAAGAACAGGTGCCACTTTACGAAGGCGGGGCAAAAAAAATGCCCTGAACGGGTTCAGGGCATTAGGTATTTGTTTGAATTAAAGATACTGGCTAGGGCTGCATATCGCAACAAGCTGAATCGAAAATCACTTATTGCTTGCTCAATTTTTGAAGTAGTTCTTGCCGTTGTTTATCGGCTTTTTCTCTCTGATGCAGCTTCTCTTTGAACTTTTCAACTTCATGCAGAGATAGCAGTATCAGGGCAAAGAAATAGAACAACTCGACAAAACCAACGATCATGATCATGACGACTATATTCAGATAATTAGCCGGGATTGATTTCATGAATGGTGAGAGCGCAAAAGCAACCGCAGCTATGATACAACCAATCGTAAAGGCAGTTATTCTGGCTCTCCTTACGGCAAGTATCAGCCCCAGCTTTCGACCTTCAGAAAGGCTTAGACCGTCATCTTCTGATAAATCCGATAACTTCGTTCTGAGATAAATAGCCACTGCAACAAATGGAGCTGTTGCATAGGCTAGATTTTTCAGATAATCGACAACCGTTGCTGGGTTAACACCATCCATAGCAATATCGAGGGCGAACACAGTCAGCCCCGCGATGATGATGCTAAGAATAATTTTGTTAAACCCCAGTTCCATAAAAGCTGCCTATTGAACAGATCCGTCTTTTATCCGGTCTTCAAGCCATTGGTGCATTTCTCTGTACATATCTGTGGAGTCTACAATTCCATTAAATGTATTTACGTGAAGCTTGGCACCCAATTTAATTTCATCACCTTTAATGACAGCGCCACTGTCAGTTATTACTTTGACATCTTCCGGTTCGGCATGTCTCATTGAGGTCGCAATATTATCCAACAACTTATGTGCCGTCACTGTCGTTTTTCTGATGTAAGTAATCTCCAGATTGACTTGCAGATTGGCATCATCCAGTGCTTCATCCAGTTTCACATCCTTACGCCAATCATCCCCTAAGACAGCAGAAATAACATCAAATGCTTTGCCAACGGGGCGGAATTTAATCTTTTTGGCATGATCGACTTCTGTTGTTTCCTCAACTTCTTCTTGCTGACTTTCCAAACTGGCTCCCAGGACAACCCGTTTGACGGGTGATTTTTCAATTTTGTCTCTGGCTTTCGGGCTTGGCTGGTCTGACAGAACTAATACCTGATCATCTTCCAGGACTTGCGTACATCTTCTGAACAGCCAATATAAGTGGTTCTCAAAGTCCCTCGCCCTGAGAGCTTGTGATTGCGCCAATACGACGTGATTATCTAACACACCAAAATAAAGTACAGACTCCAGCACCTCCTGACCTTTTCCGTCTTGCCGCTTCGGAATGGGCAAAGATTCGACAGGGTATTCCGGGGTACTGTCATCCAAAACCACTACTGTCTGGTCCTTACCTGCTTCATAAAAGAGCATTTGCCCGAAGATCATCCCATCCTGGGCAACGAAGGAATTGATGAACCTTCTCAAAATAGCTTCTTCATCCAGTAGCTCTATCCGATCGACTGCTTTCGGTCTCTGACTTCTGGCTTTTTCTAGTAGCTGCTGGAGGGTTAGATGCTTGGATTTGAATTGAGCCTGTTTGTAAACAATGCTCTTTGCACGACGTTTTTTCGTAGACACGGACTCTCTCCCTAGAGGAATAAACAAACCCTCGCAGTATCCCCCCAAGGTCTGGATAAGGTCAAACGAATGGCCTCAATCCCGCTCTAAAACCCGTTTAAATTCCCCCTAAATCATTTAACCCTTTTAATTTCGCATACAGGGTGCATATCGATACAAAAACCGCTTAAAACGGCACACAGCGACTTCAGCGAAGCGCTTCCTCAAAGTGGTCCTGCAGGATGTCCTCAATCATCTGCTCATCATCTTCAGACACCCCGAGATAGGGCCTTGCTGGTATGCCGCGCTCATCATCACCAAACTGATGCGTCGCGCCCTGGATAAGGTTGGTACCCATTTCCATGCTTCGTGGACTGGTGTTATAGGCCAGCGTGTCTCGCATGTATCCTTCCAGCACCAGTATCTTGTCTGCGTTCTTCTTTTTGCGTGCCTGGTATTTCGGATCCAGCGGTTCCCAGGGATTGCCTTCGGGGTCGACTTGCTGCTCCCAGCGGTCATGGGTGCTGTTGAGAAAACCTTCACCGATATCGATAAAGGCCGGTTCCAGATCTTCGCCGGCATCGATCAGCTTGCGCAGCCGGGCGGCAATCTCTTTGTCCGGGAACTCGTAATCTATGCTGATTGATGCGCCTGCCATATCTCACCTATAATGTGCTTATCGGTTGCGATGCTGGCGCGTACGCCCATAGCATCAAAAACCCGCCAACCTGGTACGTCAGGAAAAGTGGCCCCATCATTCTCCCTCCCCATAGACCAGATATCCCTTGCGCTGACTGTTCAGGTAATTGCGGCGTGATGTCGGGATGAATGTCCAGCTTTCCAGAAAACCTTTTCTCACATTGGCCACGGCTATCAGATTGCGGCCTCTGCCGATATCGTAGGCTTTGACGATGCGTGAGCGCAGCACGACTTTCCCGGTACCGGTGTGTTCCTGGAATGACAGCCAGACTTCATACGGATTGATCAGCAAGTCATCCAGTAGCGGCAGGAACTCGGCTCGGGCCGGGTCGATGTGTTCAGACAGCGCTTTGCTGTTCAGCAGGAATGGCAGGCCGCCTGGTCTGTAAAGCTTCTCTTCACCGACCAATGATTGCAGCTGGTCATAGACCTCGGCTTTGTTCTGCAGGCGCGGACCCAGCTTCGTCGGGCTTGTAGCAAAAGGAATCTGCTGTGGCCTGCCAGCTTCAGCCCAGCCTTGCGGTGTCAGCGTTGTCCACTGGTTTCGGGTCTGCTTGTATTGCTGCATGACATCATCAGCCAGATACTCACCGAAAGCGGCCCGGCCTGGGTTATAGGCAAAGCCCGGCCCCACACCTTTGGGCACACGAACAGTACGAGGTGAAGGGCCACGGACACCAATAACCTTGTCTTCGTATTCTAATACAGGCGTTTTATCAGGACCGGTTTTACCCATTCGTTCCAAGTCACGATGACTACGAGCACGGACACGGCATTTACAGCCAAAGTCGTTAATTGGATAGATGACATTCCAGATGGGATCATCAGCAGACAGAACCATCCCATCCCAAGCTAGATGCTGCTCTCTAGGATGCTCCACCGAATCGTTATGCTCATACTCCCAAAATGGTCGTGTCCGCTTGACCTGTTGCATCTGGGCATAGCGACCTGAACTGTGGCTCTGGTAGAGATTGGTCTCGTAGATAACCCGGCTGCGCCAGTTACGGCCACCGTTATAGCCCCATCCGTGTTTACTCACTATCTGGTCAAAGTCTTTGCGGAAGTCCTTCAGGCTCATCCCTTCAGCAATCACCTTGTCGACCGAAGCCCGGAAGTCATTGAGCAGGTCTTCTTTCATCGCGCCGGCAACGACAAATGCGCGGGCATGCTGGCCCTCGTAGATATCTGTCCAGGACGCGGTCGGCAGATTCAGCTTGTCACGGAAAGCCTCGACCGCTTTGTTGAAGGGCATGGAGCCATAATTAATCGGCATTTATGCAGTCCTTAAGCGTCGAATAATAGTCACCAGCTGACGACGATCAACTTCGACCGCACCGTGCTGAACAGCCAGATCTCTTTTGGCTTTGCAGATGTCATAGTGCGGTGTGCTTGCTTTAGCCTGGAACCACTTTCGCTGGATACCAATTTTGTCTGCCATAGCATGTAGCTCGTCTTCCGTATCGGCCAGCATGTGGCACATGATCATTCGACGATATCGATAGATAGAGGCATCAACGTAAACTGACATCAGCTATCCTGTTACCAACTTAACCAGGCTGGATAACGCTGCAATAGCTATGACCAGCACGGCCAGGACAAAGAATCCCAGGCTGTCATATTTGTCAGCGACAAAAGCCCAGGCCAGCAAGCCGATACCGATCACGAAGATGATGATATTGATTGTCCACCACATGGTCAGTCCTCCAGAAGTTAGGATTTCTTTCTTTGACCAGGCGTGACAGTCTCAAAAAAGAAACTGCCTACCGATCTACTTGAACCATCATCATTGAGGTATGCCGGATTAAATTTGATGAGATCAGCCATATACTCATCAAACATTTTTCTTCTATCAGCCGGAGTGGCACCCTCTGGTACCGGAGGCATTTCCGGAATAATCACACTAGGCATTTGCATCCCTCACCATTGCTTGAAAAAACAATCTATCTGAAGGGATAGCTGATGCGGTTTGTTCCCTTTTATCCAGTTGGACGACAGATACTCCTCCCTGTGGTATCCAGCCCTCAATTAGTGCTTTATTCACTAGAGCAGATAATTGGTTAGCACCACCAGCTTCAAGTACACAATAATCAGTCATCATTTTCATTAACCTCATAACGTCCAGCTAACTCAGCTGTGGCCAGCGCCATTTGAATCACGTTGGCCAGCTCTTCCGGATCCAGAAAGCCGAAGGCTTCGACCAGGCGATCTTGAAAATCCTCCAGCGTGCCGCCGTTGTCGTCGACTTCCTGTAACAGGGCTTTAATCCGGTTATAAAGGTCGTCTATTGGTGCCTGGGTTTCGGTGGTCAGCTGGTTGACGACACCGTCCAGTTCGCTGTCGATATCACCGGTTCTGGCTGCAGCGGTGGCGGCAGCATTATTGGTGGCTGCAGGTTCCTCCTGGTTGTTACTGCCAGACGGAATCAGTTCATAGCCTTCGCCATAAACTTCGATCACTTTGTCCTGGTTAAGCCGGTAGCCCATATCGAACAGCTTCTTGTCGCGTTCGGCCCGGTCGTTGAGTTCCTCACCTTCGTCAGTGATGAATTTGATGCGCGGTGCCCGGCGTGGATCCGCGCCAGCGATATTGAGCGCCACCATCGGCCACAACAGGTCCCGGTTCAAGGTGCCGGCAATCTGCCGGACATCACTGACCAAGAGATCATGGCGGACTTCGTTATGGATATCGCCGAGGTTAGAGCCGAGGCCGGTATTCTGCGCGGTGCTGGTCAGTGTACCGCCCAGGATGGCTTTGGACTGAACTGACTCACACCAGTTGATCATGAACTGGAACGGGTCACTCTGGCCTTTGGCAGTTTCTTTAAAGTCCAGTTGCATACCTTCTGGCATGATGCCGGCAGCGCTGTGGCCAATACCGATAACGGCCCGGAGCAGCGTGTTTTTCTCTTCATCACTGGCCCCGCTGGGGTAAGTACCGACACGCATCGGGATGCCATAGACTTCCAGGAACTCAGCCAGATCCCGGATGCTGTAGTTCTTGAACAGGTATGGCCACGCCAGGATACGATGCAGGCCGCCACGGGCAATACTGCCGGACTTGGCTTTGTGGACGTGTCTTACCCAGCCGAACGGCCACAGCTCATCACCCTTGCTGCCCATACTTCTCAGCAGGATCTTGTTGCGGTCATCCTCATCAATGGTAAACAGTCGGGCCGGCTGGTATTCCAGTGACGGCAGCATGGTACCGCCGACTTCACGCCAGCTGATTTCCAGCATGGCGTAGCCTTTGCCAATCGCGTCACCGATATCGAACAGGTGATCTTCAAAGTCTTCCATATCCAACAGCCACTCTTTGAGCTGCTCGGCCATGGCTTCTTCTTTTTTGTCGGCATTGCGTGGCGGTACCACGTCCCAGTCGACACCGAGCAAGGCGCGTTTACGCTTGCTCATTTCAGCAAAGACATGAGCGTCTTTTTCTTCCATGTCTTCAAACAGATCAGCCTGGTCGACCAGGCTGCCTTGTTCGGCTGATTGCAGGATGCTGGCCAGCCTGCGTGGGGTTAAACCACCTGAAGGATGATTCTCAAACTCTTTGCTGATAAAGCCCAGCTTGGAGGTTTGCTCTTCATTCAGCGCCTCACGGACCTGAATCGCTTTGCCGTTGGCATCTATTATTTGACTTGTTCTTACTCGATCCATTGTTACCATCCACCGCCTTTATGCATCAGGCTGCTGTAGTCATTGTCGGGATTATCGCGTTCGATTTTGCTGGGTACCGCCGTCCACTCGATGGGTGAAGCCAGGTCATAACTGGCGGCATGCGCCATGACCAGACTGATGGCCGCGTCACCGTGGCGGCTCTTGGCTGCATCGGTTTTGCCATCGGGCAATTTGGGTACGCCTTTGATGACCTGAATTGCACCGATATCGTCTGCGACATCGGCATCACGCGGGATAACAATCGTGTCATCCTCAAACGCGGCTTTGAACCGGGGCATGTTGTCCAGGTACCAGCTTTGGCTAAGCATCACTTCTTCCACCACGTTGACGCCATAGCGGTACTTGGCTTGCTCTGCCAGGTACTGGCCATTGCCACGTGCATCCAGCTTGGCGGCGCTGAAGCGTGGCAGGCGATCACAGATATAGAACAGCACCTGCTCCTGCTGCTTGAACGGGACGTTGTGTAACTCAACCATGAAAGGCACCACGCGCTTCAGCAGCTGGCTGATAGCCATCGGGGTGAGCACGGTCAAGTCCCCGGAGCGACCAAAGTCTTCGCCTAAAACGTGGCGTAAATTGGGATTTAACTGGTCTAAAAGCGGCTTTAAATTAACCTCGCACCAGGCATGCATTTCCGCTTCGCGCAGGTGCTCCGGCCAGAGATTGAACTCGGCGGTACCGGAATAGCGAAGCACTGGCACATCATGCATGCGAGACTCACGCAGAGCGCGGCTGATATAGGTGCCGCCGCCTTGTTTGGGTACGCAATCATATTCCTCTGCAGCATCTTCCGGGCTGGCCGTGTTTTTGCGAAGTCCGGCTTTCCATTCATCCTCACGCTCCTGCGTCCAGAAAATGCCTTTTATCTGGCAGATGCGCTTATACAGGCCCATGGCGCAGGCTTCGTCCAGGGTGACCCGGTGGACGCTGTATTCCTTTTTGCCGGCACGACTGTCCTGAATCAGATCATTGAACAGATTCTCAACACCGTTGTGAGTAGAGATGAGACGGATCTTGCTGCCCCACATCGTCAAAGCGAGTGCGGCCTTCAGCACTTCGTCCAGCTGCTCATGGAATGCCGCCTCGTCAATGGTGACATTACCCTGACGGCCACGCAGGTTGCTGGGTCGTGAGCTGAGCGCCTGGATCTTGAAGCCACTGGCAAAGCGGATATTGAAGGTCAGGATATCCTTGTCTTCGTCTTCAAAGATTTCCTCTTCAATCGCAGACGCGGCCTTGTTGAATGACTTGGCCCACATGGCGCTGGCATCAATAAATTCGATGGCCATCTCTTTGTTGGAGCCAACATAGAAGTGGTTGCTACCGCCTGCCGTTCTGTCAGCCGAGGCGGCCAAAACCGAGTCCGCTGCCTCGGCCCAGGTGAGACCGGTACGGCGTGATTTCTCGGCAATCTTTAACGGACTATCGTCTTCAAGCCAGTTGCGCTGATAAGGCAGCAGCAATTCAGCCTGGTCATATTGCGTGTGAATGACAGGTGCAATGGGCATCAGCTCAACCCGAGGATTTGTTTCTTGATAGTGTCGACGGCTTCGCGGCTCATACCCTGGCCACGCAGAGACTCTTCAGCCGCTTCAGCAGCCTGTTGAGCCATTTCCTTACGGATCTGTTTCTCGCGCTCTTCGTTCATATTGGCCGCTGACTCCAATCGCTGAACGGCTAACGCCAGCTGGCTGAGCATCTTCGGTGCGACCGGGTCATCGCCTTCAGACATATGCATGGCGGTGTCAAAGGCCATGGTGCGAATGATTTCATTGAGCAGCTTGCCGACCTGCCCCTGGGGCGTAGCACCCAGCTTGCCAATCCACATCTCGGCCAGCTCACGGGACTGCTGCAGCTTGGCACCGACTTCCTGCATCTTGACGGCATAGCGGTTCACGGCAGATTTGCTGACGCGGTCATCGATGCCTGTCTGCTCCAGGATGCCGTTTATCTTGGCAGTGGCATCCATCTGAGAAATACGTGGATCCCGCAACAATGCCTGCAGCTGCTCCAGGATATCTTTCGGCAAGCGTTCAATTGACGAGGCGCGGGCCATTATTCAGATGCCTCGACACTGATGGTAATGGGCGAATAGGACAATGACATGCCCACACCGAACGCATAACCTGCAGCGATGATGTAACCAGCTATCACCAAATTCTTTAACACTCCTCTGCCGATGCCCTTAATATCTAGGTGTGACAACCAGGTTTTAATTGCTTCGTTAGGTGGGAATTCGGGCTTTTCACTCATGGTCGTGGCCTCTGAATACCGTCAACACGAGAACGGCCATGGGCCACATCGGAACCGCGACGGTTCAGCCGCGCTACCAGAATGCCGCCGGCGTCCTCGATATCGACGAGGCTCTGTTCTTCCAGCCAGCGCAGTTCTGTCCGGACACGGTCAGAAGACAGGCTATGACCCAGCTTCTCCAGAACGATTTGCAGGATCTCTTCGTTGTGGCTGTAGTCGGCATCCTGCTCAAGTACCTGCAGGATGGCCAGCCTTACGGATGCTGTTACCAAGTCTTTATAACTCACCGCTTGCCTCCGTTGATTAAATGCTCATTAATCAGTGCAAGCTGGCCTTTGATGGCTTCCAGCGTGCCGCTGACATTTTCAATCTTTCCCCCGAAGGAATTGACTTTGTCGTAGAGCTTTCCCAGGTCGTTATGGGTCGGTGCTGTGCGATAGCGTTCCTCCATCACACTGACTCGACGCACCAGGTTGTTTGTCACATCAGTCAAATCGTCAATGTTTTCCTTGGTCGCTTTATGACGGATGTTGAACCAGGTGTAGACCAGGTTAACCACCGTCAAAATAAGAACCAGGATGCTCAGCCACAGTTGTAAGTTTTCGCCAGTCAACGTTTACTCCTTATGTCTTTCATTCCCTTGCAATCAACACAACGGACCGCGTCGGGCCTCGCTTGCAGCCTGCCTTTCGGTATCTCTAAGCCACAGTCCAGGCAATAGCGGATACCGTCTTTTTCGTCAGGTTCCTCTGTCTCGATGCCTCGCTTAAGCTCTGCCTGAATAGCGAGATCCCTGTCCTCTTGCTCGCGCTTCTGGGCGCGGTCGAAAACATCAACCATGGTTATTTACTGTCCTTGTTGCGATTGAAGATGCTGGAGATAGAATGGAACACACCATTAGGCGGCGTCTGACCAGCCGCCACTTGCTTGTCGTCAGAGCGTTTCTTGATGTAAACACCGAGCACGGCCAGGGCGATACCCCACATACCGGTCAAACCGCTGGCAGCCGTAATCACTGCGCCGGCCTTATCAGGCTGATCAACAATCACCCAGGAAAGCGCTGACATCTGTACGGCCCAGGTGATGGCTGTCATGTAACCGAAGAATGGCCGCCAGCGCCGGACGAACATGTCACCGCTGGTGTACTCAACCTGCATGGTGGCGTTAATGGTGGCGAGCTGCTTGTTCTCGGCCTCCAGTTCTGCCAGGACAATGTGATTCATTTCCTGCTGAAGCTTGAGCTGCAGCTCCGGGTATTTCTTAATCTGGGCGAGCGCTTCATCAGGGTTATCAGAACCGGTCACCGCGTTGGCCGCACCGACCACTTTGTCGGCAACGTCGCCGGCCTTGTCTCCCATCAAAAGCCGGGTCAGGCCCGGCACGAATTGCGCTAACGCTAAAGCGATGCTAATCGGCTCCATGAGTCACCTCTGTATAGATAAATTGCTGCAATAAGAACAACCGACGCATCCAGCCCATGATGAAGCGCTCTTGTGATGGGTTTTCAACAGCGAGGTCGTGATAGAAGTCAGCCCGGTATGCCAAGCTGAGTGTGAGTTTGTTATGGACGTAGTCAATGTTATTGCTGAAGCGATTGATTGCACCCAGCGTTTCCGGACCGAGAATGCCATCAACACTGACGCGGTAGGCATTCTGTAAAAACTTGATGGCGGTTTTTGGGCGGTGATTGACGACTGAGTCGAACAGGAAGCAGGCGATTGCTGCTGGCAATCTGTCGCAGCCGTAAGCCAACCAGTAATCCCGGTAATACAGAGCAATGGCTCCGTCGATAGTCAGCTTTCTGATATTGAGGTGTGGATATTGACGTTTGCTGATGCCGTAATTGGTCTCACCACCGGCGTCATTAGGGTCATCGACATAGCCGCCTTCAATCATCAACTCATGATTGACGGCCTTGAGGAAGAGTTCTGGGTATTCAATGTTTGCGTCCATGGGGCCATGATGCTGATAGACACAAACAAAAACGCCCTGAACAGGTTCAGGGCGCGGGGGTGTAACTACAATTTAGTTAAGCAGGTTTTTCTAATGAGAGCAATTTCTATAACTGGCCTTGCTCTGCTCTTACATCTAATACTGTCTCATTAATGGGATCATAGTCGCACTCATAACTAATATGCGTCCATGCACCATAACCGTTTTGAAACTTGAGCTTGTCGCCAATGTAAGTCACTGTTCCAGCCTTCTGATCCAGCCAACGGTAATGGCTGAACTTTGGCTCTAATGCGGCATCTGTCCACTCAAAGTCATAGCGCGCTAACTTTTCCAGTTTCTGCTGGCAGGCACTGCTGGTGGTAAAGAATTTATTTTCAGACCAGCATGCCAGCTCTTGTCTGCATTTTTCTTCCTGTGCTTTCTTCTCGGCTGCCTCTATTTTCTCATTCTCAGAAATGGCGTTATCAACCTTGGCATAGGCAAACAGCAACACGGTGAAACCGAGCGTCACTGCAAAAAGAATTTTTATAGACCGTAAGAACGACTTCATCACATTTCCTATGTTAGCAACTGATACAACCCATACAACTTATCACGTTGTTTTGGTTGTAGGGGTTGTTAGATTAAACCGTAGGTATAAACACCCTTGGTTTTTTCTGACTGCCAGTGAATACCATCAAACCGCTCCAGGCGGTCACGGGCTGTCTTATCATCTTTCTTGTGGCCACAGGCTTTGAGCAGCTCTGTTTTGTTCAGTGTGCCGCGCTCTTTGAGTACGGTTTTCACCTTGTCGATGAAGTCTTTGTCATCGTCATTGAGTTTGACCTCTTCAACATCCAGCTCACCCAGAAAGAGTGTTTCTGTGTTCAGCGTTAAGGCAATATCAGTGATCGCAGCACGCTCTTTTTTGACTTCCAGCAGCCAGCGGATTTCACCGTCCGGGGCATCAGCCTTAATCAAACGGTACATATTATCAACGCTGTTACGCAGGTTGTTGGACCCCTGGTAGTTGCTGCCGTTTTTGGTTGAGTGATGCAGCACGATAATGGTCGCGCCGGCATCGCGAATGTTTTTGAGCTTATTGCCGACCCGCATGGCGGCCAGGTCATTATTCACATCAGCAAAGTCTCGGATGCTGTCCAGCATGACCAGCGTGTTTTGGTACGCATTGCCAAAGGCTCTTTTTTCCAGCTCATCAAGCAAGTCCATTGGCTCACCATCAAATTTACTGCGGTGGCAATAGGTCAGGTTCTGGCAGACATCGAGCAGCTTGTGTTCGATACCCCGTTCCTTCAATACGCTGATGGGGTTGTCGACGTCGATATAAAGCACCTTCATCGCGCCTTGTGTCGCGGCATTGTTGTGTTCGGTGGCGTATTTAGCCAGGCCGAACAGCAGCCAGCTTTTGCCCATGCCGCCATCGGCATAAATCATTGTGATTTGTTTTTTGGGCAGAAACTGTGGGTATAAAAACTCCACATTTTCATTGAAGTCATCAGTGGTTAACGGGTTTAAAAAGTCGAACATTAGAAGAGGTCCTGTTGTTTGTCTTTGTCCAGTTGACGCTGCTTGGCCTGACGTTTGTAAACAGCGCGTTCAGTGATTTTTTGCGTGCGTGCCACTTCGGCTTTGGTATAGCCCTGTTCCAGCAGGCGGTTGGTTTCCAGCACTTCGATGTGATTGAACCGGGCCTGCAGCCGGGGTATCGCGATCTTTTCGTTGCGAAAGGTGTGCACGAAATCTTTGTATTGCTCCGGGGTGAGTACCCGCTTGAGATCGCCCTGACCCGGCACCCGAATCGTTATGCCGCCAAAGTGTTTGACCAGGCATAACAAGCCATCGATGCCGATCACGTCGGCTATCTCTCTGGCTACGGGTGGCAGGTAGTCGGGCATATTCACTGGCTAGGCACCATGCTCAGCACGTCTTTGATCGTCGGCCAGCGCTTGTTGTGTTCAGCGGTATCAATAAACGCACGACGCAGGCGGGCCGCACCACGGAAGTGGTTATCTTTCTGCCATTTTCGCTTTGGCCAGAGTTCGATCAGGAAGCGTTCCACCACCATCGGCATGGTGTCTGCAGCCGGCACACTCTCCAGCCCCATCAGCATCAGTTCTGACAGCGCACCGCAAACCGTGCGGGTAAACCATTCCTCTACGCCTTCAGGTGATGGGTAGCTTTTCAGCATGTCGATAATTTGAGAGGTCTTTGACTGGCTCTTAACCGGCATTTGAGCGCCGCTTAATGCAGGCAGGCCCGGCTCATTGGTTTCAGCAGGGAGTGTTTCCAGCACGCGTTTCAGGTAGTTGTGATTACTGAGCGGCTTGAATGCGCCCTGATCCTGCTTCTGGCGCATAGCCTGGACGGTTTCATTCATCGCCGCTGCCAGGCGGTTACGCTCCGGCGACAGTGTGATCACTTCTTTGGCCAGCTTGAGCGCCCGGTCACTGGCCAGATCCCGCTTGCCACTGCGGAACAGGCCGAGGTAAATCACCAGTGACTTGCTGATATCAGCGTAGTCGACCAGCAGGCCGAGCAGTTCTGTGGTGCATTCATCCTGCGCCATTTGTTCGATAGAAATACGGCTGTGGCAGCACGGACATCTATTCAGCTGCATGTTCAAAGTCCACTTTTTCGTAAAGGTGATCGGCAATCGCGCTGAGCAGCGGGACGTTGCGACGCCATTTGCTGGCATTGGCTCGGCCTGCAACCAGCTTTTCGACGTAGCTGTCATCAAGGTTCATGGCATCAAGCAGATGCTCAACACTTTGCAGCAATCTGCGTTTTTTCTGTTCCTGATACAGCGCGGCAATGATGGCTTCGAAATGCTGCTTCTTATGCACCCACTCCAGACGATCAACACCGGGGCGACCTGTTGTTGCCTGCCCGTTACCGCCCGTGACATGCCAGGCGATGGTTTCCGCGTATTCCCAGCTGAGACTCATATCAGCCAGCAAGGCTTCGATCTTTCTCATGTAGCCGACGCGCTCAAGGTTTGAGGGCACACGGCCAGCACGTTTCGGTGGCTTGATGGCCTTGGCATCACGCAGCAGCTTGACCAGGTATTGCAGCTCTTTGTCAGTCATCTTGCTGCAGCTGCGTTTGCCGGTGTGCTGTTCCTGCCAGTCACGGCGACTGTCTTCGTCTTTGAACAGCTTGCTGGCACCGATATGGATTAACTGGATCAGTTTTTGTCTATTGCTCATAGCTCACCTACGATTTGCAGGTAGCGAGCAACAAACATCATGAATGCGGTTTGCGAAGATACTGGTTCAATGGGTTTTGTCAGTGGCTCGATATCTTTGATCAACATCCATTCATCATCATGCGAAGCCATCAGGTCACGCTGTTCTGTGGCCAACAAAACCAGGTCTGCATGCTTGACCTCTTCGGGCAGTTCAGCGTCTAAACCAAACCGTCCTAACACAGCCTTTTCAACACGTTTCTCTATTGCGCGGTAGTCAGGGAGCAGGTTCTTTAGTGGTCTTGCTACATCACCGATAAAAGCCTCAGCAGCATCATGCAGCAAACCATGCAGCGCCATTTCTGACGGCACGATCTCTGATACATAAACCGAATGCTGTGCGACGCTGTAAAACTGCTTGGTGTGACCAGCAAATCGACAAATATTGGATAGGCCATGAGCCACAACATAAATATCGAAGTCAGATTTCTCTGGACACATAAAATCAAAGTATTGACCGCTGATAGTGAGGATGTCCGGACGCATCTCGATGATTTCTTTTGCCGCTTCTGCCATGTCGTTCTCCTAGGTTTTCTACTGACTTAACCCCAATTAAGGGGCTAAGTGACCCGTGTCGTGGGTCAGTCGGCGTTGCCCGGTGGGGAAAGGCAATAAAACCACCGTCTCAGCTGCAGTCTGTTAGTTTCGTGCTGGCACCACCTGTCTGCTGACGCGCCGTTGGTTATAGAGCAGCCATATCGAGAGCCAGATTCTGGAACTTGCTCTCGGTGGTCGGGCGGTAATAGAAGCGGATATAGGCGCTGGAGCCAGTGATTTGCATGGAATCTTTCAAAGCCTCCATGGCTTGCTTCCATTTGTGATCGTCAATCTCCAGCCGAAGCAGGCCGAGGATTCTGGCAGCACTTAGTTGACCGTCAGTGTTGGTCTTGAAAGCGTGATCGACCAGAGCCTTGATATTGTCGTTGCTGCCTTCGGACCATTCGAGAATGCATTCATCAATCAGGGCCTTGGCGGCTTCGGCACGTTCATCAAAGTGCAACAGCTCGGCCATCTGAATACGGATCTGACGCTTGCCGTCATAGCTGGTGAGGCTGATGTTGCCTTTCTTGCCACCGAGTTTGGCATCGTATTTTTCTGCTACCAGCTCTACGAAGGCGTAGACATCACTCATCGCCTGGGCTTTGAAAGTGATCATCTGTTCACGCAGCTTCTCTGCTTTTCCAAACAATTCATCGATCAGCTCATCCCGGTCCAGATCGATCTGTTTGATTTTGCTGATCGGCACCAGGTGACCCTGGGCATTGACCTTGTGGTGTTCTGTATTTGTTGCTGTGTTCATTGCTTGCTCCTGAGTTAAGCCACAACTTTCCACTGCACCTGGCAACCGCTGACTTCTGTTGCGTAGGTTTCCAGATTGCGCAGGCCAGTCCTTATGCGGGTTTTGGTCCCACCTTTGAGGCCGCCAGGGCAGTTGTTGTAGCCGATGATGGTGATAGTCGGTTTGCGGGCTTCACCAATATTGATGTCGGTAATGGTTAGGTTGCGACGTGCCAGTTCTGCCAGGCAGTGACGGACGTCTTCCACTTTTTTACTGATGATGTCGTTACCCAAATGCTTGCTCATGATTAGGCTCCAATCTTGCTGTGTTGACAGCCGCCACGGCAGGCCCGGTAGAGCTGGATCCGCGTCGGATTGGTGGCTGCATAGGGACGGCCCTGGTATTCAATGCACTGGTCGCTGGGGATAGCCCCAACGACCGGGCACTGGACACTGCCGGACATAAACTTGCCTTCAACCAAGGCTTGCAGACGGTCAGTTCTGCCGGGGTATTTACTTTTGATGACCTGGTTGATCACGGTTGGTGAAGGGAAGCCATCGTTCTGTCTGAGAACAGCGGCCACCTTGGCTTGTGAGGTTTTCTCACATTCGGTTTTGAGTACTTGTTTCCAGTCGCTCATTTGTCCTCATCCTTTTCTTTCTGGATACGGTGGTAGATTTCTTCACGGTGGACGGAGACGTCTTTGGGTGCCTCAACACCGATGCGCACCTGGTTGCCATGCGTACCGAGGACATTGACGACTACGTCATCACCGATAATCAGGGCTTCGCCCACACGTCTGGTTAGAATCAGCATTACTCACCTTCCTTTGGCCACATGACCTTGTTTAAATTAGGATCAAAAACCTGCTTGACGCGCTGGACCATTGGCGGTTTAGGTCCAGTGTTGCTGCCCGGCATCAGCCGGTACCGGGCCAAGCCACCCCCATTGCTGGCCGGGCTGACTTCTTTGAGATAGCCGGCTTTATGCAGGTGACCGATGTAGTCCTTGGCAGTGTTTGGCTCGATTTGGGTTTCATCGGTCGAGGCTGTGTTGACCAGGTCCTGCCAACTGAAGTCATTCAGGATCCGGATAGAGCGCCACATCTGCTCACGGCTTGCGCCACCGTTGACGTGCTCACCTTTACGATTGACCCGGGGCGCGTGCACACCGATATCCCGTATCAGCTGCCAGCTGATACTGCCGTCCGATCTTTTGGATTCACGCTCCAGGTAACCTGCCGCTTCCAGGCCGATCACGTAGGTTCTGGCTGTGCGACGGTTCACTTCCGCCAGCTGAGCGTGGTCACTGGTATGGGCCTCGATATCAAGCAAGGTGAACACTTTCAGTTCGCGTATCGCTTGCCAGCAGGCATCTCTGCCTGTCAGCTTGCCGCTCGCTCTGGTGATGTGTACTGGTCTCAGCATTACACCTTCCTCCTTGGCGCGTTGCCGGTGTAAAGTGGACGATTGCCCCAGAGCTTGGCATCGATTTCATCGGTGCCTTCTGAGTAGGCGGCTTGTTGTACCTGGTTGAGGTTGACGCAGATACGACGGGCCACGCCCATGCTTTCACGCTGGATGCGTTCGAGCAGGTCATCAGCGATGGTGATGTCCGGGCAGTAAAGTCTGGCCAGCTGGCGGGTGTCTTCCAGATCGGCAGGTTGAGCGCCTTGCCAGGCCAGCATGCGGTTATGGAATCGTTCCCATTTGAGCAGCTTGGTGTCGATGTTTTCTTCACCGATCATCAATATCGGGGCACCTGAGCCTTCGTAGATATCACGAATCACTTCGACGGCTTTCTTTTCGACGATGTGATCCATCTCATCAATGATGAGAGGCAGGCCGCTCAGCGCCAGCTGCTGGCTGATTTGCTCGACCATGTCAGCGCTGGTCTTGGCTGGCTCGATACCCATTTCTTTGAGGATGGCGCCGAGCAGCGATTTCTTCGTCCAGATGCTTTTGCACTCGACATAATAAGCGCGGTATTTGTTGGCAGCATAAGCTGCAGCAAAGGACTTACCCCAGCCACTTGGCCCGAAGAAAGTGACCATGCCTGGAAGGTGTGCCGGGCGATTCATCGCCTGTTCCAGCAACCGTGTGCAGAGCATGACATTTTGCAGCGGTGCCGTGATGACAGAGGATTCCACCCTGTCTCCCAAGTTGACCACGTTTGGATTTGTTGTCATTATTTACCTCATCACGTTTTACTTACCCGCCTGCCAGCGGGTTTGTTTTTTTATGCCTCGACGCTTTCTTCGAAGCTCTCAAAATCAGCGGTGAAGTCCTGCATAAAGCGGAACTCATCGCCTTTCTGGTACATCGCCCAGAATTTCTGATCGGACGCTGGGATTACCTCGCCCGCCTTTAATCTTTTGTCTAAATTTTTCCAGCGCCTGAAGTTGGCATAAGGATCGCCATCGCTAACGCCCACCGGTTTCACCCGGGGTTGCTTAAACTCTTTCTGCTGCCACTCGACAAGATCACGTCGCTGCTCAGGCGTCAGCTCGGGTTGTGGGACATGCCGCCCCAGTTGAGGAGCCGGACGCAGCGGTCTGACCACTTTCGGATTCGCTGTTTCAGGCTGCGGCTGCAGCGGCAGACGCTGAGCCACTTCCATGGCATCCATCGCGACTTCGGCTTTGGCGGCCAGCTTGGTGGCCTTGATAAAGCGGGTGCGGTGTTTGTTGAAGCTGCGAGCCGCTTCGGTATCACCAAAGCCGGTGGCTTCAATACAGATCGCTTCACCGATATAGCGGTTGTCTAAGGTGTAGGCATAAACGATTTCGTGCAGGGCCTGCGGGTCGAAGCGGACGGTAATCTTCTGGCCAGCGAAGTCGAGCAGGCTCGGTGCGTGATAGCGGTTTTTGCCCTGTCCTGTAGCGGAGCCAGCATCGAGTGTGAAGGTGCCGTCTTTCTGGACCTTGATAGCTTCGGCCATGAGCAGCCACATGCGGCGCTGTTCCTGGTTGGCTGTTCTGATAACAGCGGATTGATAGCTTTCCGTGAAGGCCTCATCGAAGCTTTTCATGCCCTGGCATATTTCTGTGCGGCGGCCCGGTTTGGCGTTCCAGGCAAGAATTTCCTGTTCCAGTACTGCCAGGAAGGTTTCAACCGGTACCGCTTTTTTGGCGTAGTTTTCCGGCTTGGCTTGAGGGTTCGGGCCGGTATAGGCACCTTCAAATTTAGGGTGCTTGTCCAGGTACTCACCCAGGCCGCCGACACCAAAGGCACGTTCGACTGGTTTCGCTTGGCCGTGACCTTTACCCGCCAGCACTGATGTCCAGTGCACTTTGATGCCGAGTGTCGGGAACAGGCCGAGTGGATCGTCTTCTTTGACGGTGAAGCGGTAACGATTTTTAACGCCGCCGGTCATCCATTTGTTGGCTGCAGCGCGGGTGTTATCGATGGTGACGTGTTCGGGGATGCCGAACTGGTCAACCACATCGCCGAAGCTGGCGCGAATGGTGTCAGTGTTTTCTGATTCATCAACGCGGTAAGCCAGTATCTTGCGGCTGTAGACATCCTGCCAGAACCACGTTTTCATGCGGGTGATGTCGCCATTTGGCATGCGTACAAAGACGTTGTGCTGATAGCCGTCGCCGTTGATCCATTGCAGCGCATGCAGGTCTTGAACGGTACGCTGCTGAGCTGGGAACAATTTGATCAAACCGGCTTCACCTTCACGCAGATAGACTCGCGTGGCCAGTGGAATGGCTTTGATTCGGCGCTCCAGCGTTTTCTTGCTGGGGATCTTCCAGCCGTGTTCGGCAGCGGCACGCTGCAGGCGGTAGTAACAGGCTTCGAACTCTGGCTGTTCCAGGCGTAGATAGTCGGCCTTGTAGAATTCCCAGGCTTCATCATCGATATCGGCTGTGGCCGTTCTGCCTACAAAGCCGGGGACCAAGGCGGCTAGCCAGTCTTGTCTAGCATAAAACTTCACGCCTTTTTTGCTCTTGGTACCGTGGTACCAACCCTGCATGGTGCGTACGCTGATGTCATTTTGATCAGCCACCAGGGCAAAGGCATTTTTAAGTGTGGCACCGCTATTTTCAGTGAGGGCCATGACCTGCAGCAGCAGGTTGAGCTTGTTCTTGGCTGCATCCTTTTGCTTTTGTGGCTTGCTGTCATAGTGCTGCCACAGCGCCTGGGCGTCATAGCTGAATTCGGCTTTGTCCGAGCTGCTCTTGGCAGGTGCCGGCATGTGCTGTTTGATCAGCGCGGCCTGGGTTTCTACCGGCAGGCTGGAGAGATGGTATTCCAGACCACCGCCACGGCCATTTCTTGGTCTGGATTTCCATCCTTCTTTATTAGCTTTTATTGTGATGTTTCTTACATTCTTGGGCATACCATTCATGCCTGCCAGTTCCGATGTAGCGAACCATTCCTTGTTCTGTTCAGTCATCTTCGTCTCCCTCAAAATCAAGACCTGGTTGACTCTGAGCTATGACGTTTTCACGGTGAAAAGCCACACCAGCCAAGAGCCGAGTCAGCGCAGAGGTAACGATGTCTACTGACTCGCCTTCTCTATAGAACTTGATCAGCAAACTCATCGCGTCTGCAGATAGCTGCTGTAGTTCAGCCATGCCAAGTTCATCGGTTTTTTTACCAGTGGGTATTTCAATCATGAGCTTGTGGCTTCGGTAGCCCATGTATTGGGTGACATAATCCATGCCACAAACAAGCTCATAGGCCGGGATAAAACTGACCGGCATATCACCTGTTGATAGCCACTTGTATAAGCGGTCTTCACTGATAGCCATCAGCTCGGCAATAGCAGGAACGGTCAGACGCTTGAACTGCCTGGCGTACTCTTTATTGAGGCGCAGCGCGTCTTTCATATTGTTCGGCTGGATGCGTTTCCAAGCCGCTTTAGTTTTTGGAATTCTCATCACAACACCACTTCCAAATTTATTGATTGTTGAGGCTGTGCAGCTCGGGATAGGCTGTTTCTGCGTCTTAACCAAAGGGGAGATAACAACGTGATAACAACCAGACCAGCACCAGTCAGTGCCGCGTATTTGCATGGGCAGAATGATGGATTCATCATCATTTCATCGACCATGCTTTTATCCGAGCTTTCAGTCTTTTTAAAAGCATTGAAAGTCGACAAATCGGACATACGTGAACCGGACAATTCAGAGGAACTTCCACGACTCGCTGAGATTGTTGCTTGGCAAGTTGTTGAAAACGTATTGCCGCCCTCATCCTCGACGCTTTATAAGCAGCTTGGCGATCTGGATCAGCAAAGCCAGGAGAAACTGGCATTTCGTGTTTATCAACTAAAACATCTGATTGAGACGATGAAGCGAACTCATCCAGCGGATACTTATCTAGTCCCACCGAACTGGAATCGCCGTTGGTTTGAGCTGCTTTGTGGGCGAGTTCTTTTCGCGGATGTAAGTGCTCTTGATGCGGATAGTTATCAGCCATGATTAGGCGCTCTCAGCTAGTCCGGCTTCAGCAAGACGAGCTTTTGCTTCTGCAAGTTTTGACTCGCGCTTTGCTCGTGCGTCCTCTTGATATCGTGGAATGTCGGGGAATACCTCAGAAACATCCTTACCAATTAAAACTGCGAGAGCTTTTGCAACCGCCTTACTTTCTGCTCGTCTTGAGGCCACATTCATTAAGTGGCTTGCCGAACACCCGATTGCATTTGCACAAATTGGCCAGTTCAAATCTTTGGCCTTTAGTGCCTCGTGTATTTCTGAGTAGTTCATAAGATATAATCTTCTATTAACAAAACAGATTCCAAAACTGTTACCGGACATATGTGTCTGTCTATTTGCAAATATAAGACACATCTGTCCATCAATCAAGGTTTTTTTATGAATGATATGGACACTTCTGTCTGTACACGCTTATCTGATGAGTTATCCAGGCTGAAAAAAACTCACAGTTACGTAGCAGATGTCTGCAATGTCTCTACGAAAACTGTCGGTAGATGGTGCAAAAATGTCCCTATTCCAGCGGACAAGCTGGAGCTTCTAGCACCGCATGGTGTTGATGTCTTATTCGTTATCTATGGAGTGAGATTTACTTCACTTGAGCGGTTCGCCGATCAGTTAGGTGAGGGCGCAAGTCTGGATGACTTGATTTCTGAGTTTTACAAAGATGTAAAGATTTTTCGATCCAAGTTGCCAAATGCATCCGGTCTAAAAAAAGAAGATTCAAACCAAAAAAAATCAGACACTTACACCAACTTGGATCAGAAATCTCAAACTTCGATCTCTGATCCAAGTTCAGCTACCGAACATGGATCCCTTTCTCAATCTGAGGGTCTCACCCAAAAAAATGAAATAATTAATGAGGAATCAGCAAGATACAGAGAAAAGGATCACAAAAATAAAGTGGGATCATCCGATCCCACTTTCAATGACAAAGCGGGATCAGACATCAAGGATTATTCAGCAGGTTCTGGGAGCACTATGGAAGCATTCGCCCATATCCCCCTGTTCGATGTAAAGGCATCGGCTGGCAACGGATCTCTCATTCATGAAGAAGAGGAAACCGATTCGCTGATGTTTAAAAGGGAGTGGATTTATAACGAGCTGCACAGTAGCCCAGCTAACTTATATTTGATCTATGTAGAAGGTGAGAGCATGGAGCCTGCATTGCGTCCAGGTGACGTAATACTGGTTGATCACACTGACAATATCGCCAAGCGTGATGGAATCTATGTAATAAGGATGGGGGAGTCGTTGCTGGTGAAGCGGCTGCAGCGTCTACCGAATCATCGTTTGAAGGTTACCAGCGACAATCCAGCCTATGAGCCTTTTGAGATATCCCTGGATTTTGATTTGCAGAACGAGCTGTCAATTATTGGCAGGGTTGTATGGAGTGGACGTCGGCATTAATCACAGATCGCAATCCATGTGACCAGTAGTTCAATAATCGCAAAAAGATCGCAATTCTAAAATTTTTTTTAAATAATAGTTAAATGATCTTTGTCGCAAGTTTGAGAGAAGTAATCATCCCGATATCTTGTTAAGTTCATCTAGTATCGATATTTCTCGAAGCTTCAGCTCACCCAACTCCATTATGAGTGACTCTCGCCTACTTAACTTACTATCAAATATACCTTTGGCCATCATATCATGAGACTGATCTGTCCTCTGGAACCCATCAGCCTTACGAAGCGCCATTGCATAACGGTTTACACCTGATTTTGATGCTTTATACCCCTGAGCATTTAACCACTCAGTCAACTCAATTTGACCACCATATAACGCTTCTCGTAATCGTAAATTCACTTCTTCTCTAACGTCTTTTGGTAAATCACTGATAAACGTTCTTCTAGCCAT